TGTGGCTACGAGTATGAGACGATCAGGGATTCCGTTCGGGTTTGTAAGGAATTCCCTATTGAGCATCGATCACCTGATCTGTCATTTGCCCATCATCGCGCATTAATCTCCTGCGATAATCGTCAAGAGTGGATTGATAAGGCAGTAGAGGGGGAGTGGTCGGTTGCAGAACTCAGGACACAGATCAGATCTAACCGGAGGGATCAGGCCCTGTTGGGTGTGGCTGCTGAGACCCATCAATCACTGATTGCTATGCCTCCCTATGGGGATATGGAATCCCTTCCAGAGATACAGCTATCAGATCCTGCATTGGTTGTCTGGATTGTATCGTCTGTAGATGTTGCGCGAGGGATTAAAGACCTGCAAAGTTTGGGTTTGACTTATAAGAGCATGATAGTCTTCAGGCCCCCTGTAATCGCTCCTGATCCACGATCAGGGCATTGGACTACACAGGAGTGCTCTTATGGGCTGATTGGCGTTAGGGGAGACCTGAAGGCCCCTATGCCTGATGATGTCCTGCCCCAAATCCAAAGCAACCTGAGCACGCTCAGGATAACTTTGGAACGGGCATACCCACAGTTGTCAGTCTCGACTCTGTGGGTAGATTAATTTTTTTTACTCTACCCAATCAATAGTGACACTTCGCATATGCGCTCCAGCCTCTTTATATATCTCACGCAACTTGCTGACCATTTCTTTCTTTGTGCTGGCATATACATCTCCCACCAACCCCTCTGGTGGCAATTGATCGAAAAATGAATTTGCGCTTTCCTTGGCACTGTTTAATTCACGCACAACATCGCATTTAGCTTTAAAGTCTATTCGATTTACATAAACTGTACAACCATTTACTAACGCTTTGTAGACAACCATCGCTATGCCTCCTCCTCATGTGGTGTGTGGTGGGTGCAGGGGGCGCGGTGTCAACAGATACCATGCCAGTGTCTCTCTGGACCCTCTCCTCGGACGCGCCCCCTGCGGTTGTCTTACTTGGTCGTGCGTGGTCTACCTCTGACTGTATTGTCTCGTAACTTGGTCAGCTTGGATAGATCTCGGTGTGTCAGTCTTCGCTGCCGTCCCTCCATATGTCCGACATTGTGCTGTAGCGAAATTTTATTTATCCACTTGATAGATCGGTCCAGTTTCTTCGCTGCTGCTGGGACCGAATAGCTCGGTAGCAGCATGTCCGGTGCTGTGATTGATGGCTCATGGATTTCTGTCATCGTTTTTTGCGTTCCTTTAGTTTTTGGTCCAGTGGGGTGAGGGCCTTCTCTCTGATCCCAGAGGAGACACTTTTTAATATCTCGCTGTCTGCCTTAGTGACCCTGTCCGCAGCATCCTCAAAACCTTTATCTGTCAAATACCCAGACATTTTTTTGTTGAGTTTGCTGTAATGGCTCAGGGCGTTGGATTGTAGCACGCATATCGTTTCGATGCGCTCCAGCTCTGCGCGTAGCTTTGCGCGATCTCTCGCGCTCTTACCCTCGCGCCATTTGTCGTTTTCTTTTTGCTGTGGCATTAGGTCCCCAGCACAACCGCTATGATTATAGATATCGTCCCCATAATGATAGCAGCCCCAGCTAATCGATTGTTTTTCTGCTCAGTCAGGGGCGTATCCTTACGGTAGATCTTCCCATCGTCTCGTTTATCGCTGTAGCCCTGCCGATGCAGGTGTGTCGGTAGTTTTTTAGTCATTGGTCCTCTCGTGGTTTTTGATGTGGTGGTCATGCTTTGATCATTGAGGGGTAGCGTGACCAGTCGATCCATCGATGGTCATCGCCACATTGATAGCGGCCAGAGCGCGTGTAAAAAGTGGTTTTATTGTTCTTGGGATCAACCAACTCAATCGTCTCCACGCCCTTGTTGAGCGTGAATAACGTGTTGACCATACACCGCTCATGGTCTGTGTCGTCATGGCTGGCTGGCAGGGTCAGGACCCTGACCGATATATCATTGAGCCTCCTCAAACTCATACTGTGATCTCCGTCCGGTTGTCGATTGATACGTGCATCGATTTTATCTCCTCGACTGCATCGATAGCACGCTGGATTGATGTTGTCTTAGCTACGCAGAGACCCGCCTCAACGAGGTCGGGGTCCCTGCTGCCACTGTCTTTAATCAGCTCCAGTTGGTTCTGGAGTTGGATTAGTCTGATGAGGATGTCCTTATGCAGCATCGGCTACCTCCTCCTCCGGTGCGCTTAGGTTTGGGTGTTTCCCTTTTTTGATCTGGTCCTCCATCTCGTCAAGGATCTCATCGTGGCTTATGCTATGCCTCCGTGAAAAGAAAAAGAAGAGCGCGTCGATGTAGAGCTGGCACTCCTCCTTGCCTTTTTTCCACATCCCCTCTTTTTCGGGGTCAAAATCTGATTTAAATAGGATTGCATGGACTGAGTTCCTGTCTGTCTGTGCATAGACAGTGGGCCACGCTCCATCGGAGCGATACTCTCTCCTGCTGCCGATGTAGATCTTTGTCAGGTTGTCGAGATTTACCAGCCTGCCATCATACGTTTTTAACCACATATTTACTGCTCCTTTTTTGCGATCTCAACGAGATCGGGTGAGAGTTGTCTGCGATATTTATTGACCAGTTTGCGCCCCAGCAAAGCCTGCTTTGGGGATAGGGTGGTAGCTGAGGCCAGCGAGTGGCCTATGCTGGTGTCAAATTTGTTGAAGCCCATATTATCCTCCTCCCGTGCTCCATCACAATAGGCTGACAGGATCTTGAGACCCTCATGTATTGCAGCAATGGAGTCGGCTGGTAGGGTAGGCTGGGCGATCTCTTTGTCCGTGACCTCAACGGACCGCTCGACAGGGATCAATGTGATCTTGTCATCCAACTCGATCTCGTTGTCGAGAGCGGCATCGATCACGCGCTGCTTGGCTACGACCTGCTCTGCAATCGTTGCGTCCAGTGATCCTTCAATGACGAGGTGCTGCACCAGCACGCTCTCGGTCTGTCCGATCCGGTGAGCGCGATCCTCTGCCTGACTGAGGGTAGCAGGGACCCAGTCCAGTTCGGCAAAAACTACATGCGAGCTGGCTGTCAGGGTCAGGCCCACGCCTGCGGCACGTAGGTTACCGACAAACACATCCGCATGGCCTCCCTGAAAATTGTCCACAGCAGACTGGCGAGCGGTCATGCTATCGTTGCCCGTCAGGGTCACGACCCGTAGACCTCGGTCTCTCAGGCCGGTAGCGATGATGTCGATGACATCCAGATGATGCGCGAACACGATGACCTGCTGACCGTCCGCTGCATCAGCGACATGATCCACGACATACGAGGTCTTAGCGCGTGCCGTCTCATGCCTCACCTTAGCCATCTCCCCGAATGCCACTCTCGCGCCCTCTCTTAGGGCCTCTACGGCCTCCCGATATGCAGAGGTGTCTTCGGCTACCTTAGCGAGCTGGACGGCAGAGCGCAGATCTGAGAGCCTGTCCTCCTGACTCTGCCATGCGGCCTGCTCTGCTGCAACAACAGAGGACGCTCCGTTGGCAGGGATCTCAATGACCTGCCTACGCTTGGCGGGTAGGTCTGCCAGCACATCGGCCTTCAGCCGCCTAATCAGGATGGTCGAGCGGAGTTTCTCTTGTAGCTCCTCAAGATTGGCTGCTCCAGAAAAGTCCCAGCCGAAACCGTTGTTGTGCGCGTTTGCATACCTCCGCGCATACCGGAAGAAATTGTCCCACTCGTCTGGGTCGAGGTAGCTGACCAGCGGCCACAGTTCAATCGGCCTGTTGACGATGGGCGTGCCTGTCAGTAGCACACGCCTCTTCGCTTTGATCGGCTCCTTGGTCCACTCTTTTTTCTTGTAGTTCCAGTGGCCTACGAGAGCCTTAGTGCGTGCGGCTTTTGGGTTCTTCGCGTAGTGTGCCTCGTCTGCAATGAGCAGGTCCCACTCATACAGGTCGATGGTCTTACGATGCTTGGACAGCACATCGTAGTTGATGATCAGCACATCCGCATCAGCAGGGCATTTGCCTTTGTTGACGAGGCCGATGGTCAGGTCCTCGACCAGCCATTTCTCAGCCTCACGCTGCCAGTTGAGCCGCAGGCTGGCAGGGCAGACTATCAAGATCTTCTTTGCCTTGCTGGCGTTGGCGATCCCAAGGGCCTGTATGGTCTTACCCAGACCCATCTCGTCACCGATCAGCACGGCATCCTTGCCGAGGCTGAACTGAATACCAGCACGCTGGTAGGGGAGATATTCCAGTCCCGCAGGAGCGGGTATCTCTACATCAGCAGAGACCGCAGTCGATGCAGCCAGCGCGTCCCTCCGGTCCTGATCAGCCTGCTTTAACTCATCAACCAGCTCGCTGTCTGCGTGGTCGATGAGCCTGCGTGCTTTGTTGATGTCATCCGTCCACCAAGTCCGCGCTGCTGGGTCCCAGCGGAACCCAGCCGACTTGGGAATATGCCTCTCCTCAAAACTGCTCTCTGTCAGCCATTTCTGACTCTCTTTGTATAGCCTCATGTGGTGGCCTCCATGTGGTGGTTTGTGGTGGATTTAAAATATAGCCTAATCAAGTCTAATAATCAAGATATTACAGCACATGATTTTGAAAATCGAGCGCAGTATTTTTAGCTGTCTCCAGATCGGCATCGCTTAATTCGTATTCGTTGTTGCTGTTATCGTCATCCCTGACCACGCTCGTAATCTCTGCGTCAGGATACTCTGCTGGCGTGGGCGCACCCCATACGGGGTAGAGGTTAGCTGGACAGCCTCCAGAGATCTCTGCTGTGACCGTCACATCTATCTCCTCATCGCAGGAGGTTGTCATCGAAAATGTTATCTGCATAGCGGGTCCTCATGTGGTTGGTGTGTGGTGGTTTTACTAATTCCGATTGAACGTGGAACCAGCTTCACTAATTTTAGACATTACGACCTCGTAATACTGTCTTTTGATATCATCTAAATCTTTTTCGCAAAACGGCAACTCTTCAAACTCAAGGTCATCAATAACTGTGTCAGTTATCGTGTCTACTATGTGAGCCATGGCCGCATCAATCGGCACGACTTGGCCTTCCATCGTCATCTCAGGTTCACCGTCCCAGCCCTGCAAGAATCCATTCAACGCTAACTCTACAGCCTTATTGATCTGTAGGATTAAGTCCCTGTATTCAGTAATGATTGCAATTTTAATGTTTATCGTTTTCATTCTACCTCTCCTTGTGTGGTGGCTTGACTGACTAATTAGCTGTTTACCCATCCGTTTTCAATGCTGCACTTCTCGCAATAATCAAATTCTTTTCTTATTCGCACTGTTGACCATGCCCAGTCAGGGATCTCCTCCGTTGGTCGCCTATCAATGCCCCACGATGTTTGTAGCATGCCAATTGATTTAGTTTTTTGACCATACTTTTCACCCCTTGGGATCACGGTATCACACTGGGTGCATACGCGCTCGGCTCTTTTTCTATTGGCTTTGAGTTTCATTGTTAATCTCCTTGTGTGGTGTGGTGGTGTGGTTCGTTGATCCATTCGCCATGGTCCCATCCATGGGGGCTGCTGATGGCGATGGGGTAGTGCGCGTAGGCTGTTCCTCCATCCTCCCTTACACGGCACTCTATGCTGTATCCTGAGCCGCTCGCGTTGCGATACACAGACCCAGTCCGCTTGACCCTGCGGTCATACGTAACGACCCCGCAGAGGCGATCCTGCGACACCGTGATGGTGTCGAGGATCTGTATGCGGACATCCCTGCACTCTGTCCCTCTGATGAGCAGGGTGTTGCTCCTGCCGATG